CTTCCCGACAGTCTTGCGCACCTTTCAGAATTTTCTGCTGAATTTCCGATTGGTCGCCCAACTCGCGGGTTGCGCCACGAATTGCATCGTTAATGCCACCAAATTCTTCTGCTAGGCTCCTGAGCTGCGCCAGAGAGAATCCTATGCCAAGCACTCCAAGCGTTTTCTTGGCATAATCCTTGATTTCATCTATCGCACTTTTAGCATTTTGTGTGCTCTTTTGGCCCGGCTTAAACTCAGGAAGCTTTTCCGTTTCGCTCCGTGCCTTTTGAGCCTTTTTCTGGATTTCGTCAATGTTGTCATTGACGCTTTTTTTCACTTCATCCGCAACGCCCTGAACGGTTTTTATTCCAGACTTTACACTTTCAACAGTGTTTTTCACCTGCTGGACAGTGCTATGGTCAATGCGAAATCCGATCTGATTGATAAACTTTCCAATCACCATTTCTCTCGCTGCCATCCAATCACTGTCCTTCCCTCTCGGCATATACGGATTTCAGATATTCTATATCACGCTCCATCATCATCAAATCGTACAATTTCAGAGCTTCGTCGAGGTTGTACTCTTCTTTTAATTCGGTCATTGTTGCCACTCGTTCCCGGATGAGCGTATACAGTATCCACTCAAGGCCCGTTACTTGGGTTCGGTCAAGCTCTCCGTATTTTTCAAGCGCATCCCCTTGTGTGCGCTCATGAGGCGTCCAAAGAGGGTGCCGATATCGCCGAAAAAACCGCTAAAATTCTGCTGAATCACTGCGGCACACAGGCCAAGAGCGCCAGCAAAGGCCATGCAGAAGATTTCGTCAAAGTCGTCCTCTGTCATAGGACGCCACTTCGATTCATCTTTATCGAAGAAACTGACATTGCTGTGCTCCAAAAGAAGTTCCGAAATCAACCGAGTCAGCGTCTTTCCGTTGATGTTGCTCAGCGCTGTAACCAGAGACTTCGTATCAAGGTCAACGCCCTCGAAAATATCAAGGTCTGCGCTCTCCTCGTCTCCACTGGACAGTGCCACCGTGCCAATGATGGGAAGAACCACCGCCGCGACATCACCGAAGATGTATGCCGCATTCATAGCACCCAGAGGGCGAATGCGAAACGTATAGTCTCCAACTACCGTTTCCTGCATCTCCATCCGTTTCATTTTCATGTTACATCATCCTTTCTTATTCCGAAGTAAATTCGCCCACGCACCGAATGGTCCACTCCTGATCGCCACCCTTTGCGCCGTATACGATGGGCGCGGGTTTGGACACCCATGCCTTAGATGCCGTAAATTGGGGGTTGTCTCCCAAATCACGAATCATCAGCGGGAAGAAGTAGCCGCCGGAGGACTGTTTTTGCAGGTTGTAGTACTTGCGCAGCACTGCGTTCGTCTTGGAGCCGTACTTGAAGTTCATCTTAACTTCATAGCGGGGGTCGTCGGAGTTAGAGACTACGACCTCACCGTCGGCACCCGCCTCATCGGTGATGCCGTCGCCCTGCTCCGTGATGGTGATGCAGTTATCCGCTGCAAAGCCGCTCGGCATATGGGAGCCGATTGCGCAGATGACATTCTTAAAAGAATAAACGTGAACACTGCCACGAGCCATTTAGCACATCTCCTTTCGCTTAATAATTCAGCGTACCGCTGATTTCCGTTGCGATCAGCGCACCCGCCAACCGTGCCGTCCATTTTACTTTCGGCAACACACGGGTCTTGCGTGTTGCTGCATCCAGATCCGCGGCCTTCGGTACGGTGATGGTATAGGACGGGGTGACCGTCCCGGTTGTTTCGTCGCTGGAGGGCCGTGCAATGCCGCCAGCTTCCACGCCTGCATCCAGCGCCGCAGTAACGGCATTCTGAACCAGACCGATGCCGGGATCCGTGTAAGGGATTTTGGGCAGAGACAGCATCAGATTGATAACATTCTGCTGAATCTGAGTCTTGAGCCAATCGCGGAAGCGAATCGTATCAATCCACTCACCCGCAGACACCTTGCCGCCCTGCACCATTGCCTGACTGCCGATTGTGGTATAGTACGAGACATTGCGGCTTTCCAAGTTGGCGACGTCCGTGGTGGAAAGGCTCTGTGCCTCGACCATGCTGAGAGACTTATACGCCCACAGTTCGCTACCCGGCTCATACGACAAAAACTTGGCCGCATATGCCGCATTCACGCAGTCGTTTTCTTTCGTTGCGTGAACGACGGCCGTGCGGAACATTGCATCAGAAACAGGCGATGCAGAAATGCCCGTAGTCTCGCAGACACAGAATTTCTCGTTGGATTCTGTCCAGTCTGCGATGCTCTGATAGAAGTCCTCCTTGATGCCCGCCGGGCAGATGCAGTACCACCCCGGCACCGCCTTTGCACGGTCAAGGGTGGCGTCCACCTTTTCCGTCGAACCAGAGGTGGTTTTCTGAACGGCCACCATCACCATGGTAGCTTTGGGCGACTGGGCAAAGACCTTGGATGCGGCGATATAAACCGGGTCGTCCGTCGAGAAGCCGGCACTCTTCAGATCCTGCGTACCGGTATAACCAGCAACATCGGGAGTCATATGACCGCCGGGAGTTCTCGGCAGGGGGCCGATGATAAGGATGGTGTCATAGCCGCCGTCGATTGCCATTGCTTCCGAAATGGCAATATCGACCTTAATGATTTGGTCAATGGTCATGCTCTCACTCCTTTATTCCTTGATTTGTGGTTCAATTTCAACTTCTGTGAAATATCCAGCCTGCATATCTGCAAGCTCTTTCGATGCCGCGCTGTCGTGGTCGGCAATGTACTCACCGTCCTGTGGATGCAGTGCTGCATACTCCTTCGTGTTCTGAACGAAATCCACAGAAAAAGAACAGCGCGCCCGTTCCACACCGGACACGCTGTTATGGATCTGCTCTGGGTTTCCTGTGGCCGTTACCGAAATGTTCAGCAGACGCATTTTATCTTCTGCGTAGGAGCTTTGGAAAAAGCGGATACTCTGGGCAAGGTCATCAACAGCCGTTGACAGAAGAGCCTTTTTTACTCCGCCGCCATGAACCACCTTGCTCTGCGCAACCAGCTCCGCAGAAAACGGCATGCTCATGTACCATGTCTGCTGCAAAATCCCATCATCTACGTATTCGTCAATTTGAACTGTCGGCGGCATCAAAGTCAAGCACGACGTAGGGCGCAGGCGGGCGGGCCGCATTGCCGGGGTAAGAGTAAATGACCGTGCAGGCAGGGTAAAGCTCCATGAAAAACTTACGAATCTCGGCCCTGCACTCAGCTTCCGTCATCGTCCCTCTTCCCCCTTTCATTCTCGCCATCGACCGCCTCAAACTCCGAAATCCAGTGCGACAGAATAGTGTTCCCCCAGTAAATCGACGACTTGCAGACGTACCACTTGCCCATGTAGAACAAGCGGTCACCGTCCGTCTGATCGTCAGACTCCGCCGGGTGAAGCTCCGTGTCGCTGTACACCGTCAGCGTTCCCGTGGTCGTCCGGCCCGCCGGGTCATCTTGGTTCCGTCTCGTCTTGGCTTGAACATCCAGCATAAGCTGCACATCCTCATACCCGGCGGACGCCACACCATCTTCCCAGCTGGTTCTTCCGTACCGCCGCACTTTGTAAGACCGTTTGAAGATGTTCATTTTTCCCCTTTCACGAGGCGAAATCCGCACTGCTGTCTCATGGTTCCAGTGTCAATCAAAGGCTTTGTAGAGCCTTTTCCGTCAATATGGACTGGGACAGGTCCATTTTTTCCGTACTCGTTTACCATCCATCCACCCTCAACCGTAACCGGCGCATTAGGCGTCCAATCTTCGTCTCTGATAGCGTCCTGAATCATAGAACTAGCTTGAGCGCCGATTGCACTCGCTACAGTTTCGGCGGTATTGAGGTTCGACGCCGCTTGCTGTGAGAACTCCGCCAATTCATCGGGGTGCTTTTGAAGTGCATCCATGAATGGACGTGCCGGGATCATCACGGAGCCATCCTTATGCAAAGTCCCATAGTGATTCCAATAGGCAATCTCTGCCAGCGAGGTCTCGCCGTCAATCGCTATTTGAT